AGTGTTTAATAATTCTTGTAATTCATCTTTGCCAAGATTGCTAATTTTACCGCTAATGATTCATCACCTAATTCTCAAATTGTTTTTTTTACTGAGGCTCTAGAAACCCCAGCTTCGTCTTTCCGAAGTGTCAAGTTAAATTGTTAAACGGGATTGTTTATATATATCGTTTGTTACTATGAAGATAATGGTTGATCAGGTCATTATCTTATTTGTCATCAAGTAATGCGAAAACTCTCTTCAACTGGTCATATCTGATAGCCAATTCATCATACCTTTGGAGCGCTCTCTCCCACTCTCTACCACAGTACTTATCTTCCATGACTATCTTTCTTGCAGCCTAGAGGTCTTCGTAAAGTCGTTCCTTCATAGTGTTTAATCTGTCACGAAAATCCTCCAAGTTGTTAATTCCTTTCATTTAATTTCTATTATTATCATTTTAAGCTTTGAAGAGGGGCGAATCTCTTCATTTGGTACTATATCATATCCCAAATATAATGTCAATACCTTATATTTAATTTATTTTATCTCTTTAAATAATTCCGTAACCAATACTGAAAATACCCACGAATAAAATATGCGCTCTCCTGTGGATTAGGCATAAAAACAAATGGTATATTGTACTGATGCCAAAAACTATGAAGTGTTGCCCAATATGATTTTGCGGAATATTCAGAGCGATAATTGCCATTTAACATATCAGAGTATGATCCCCCCTCAATCAATAGGACTTTTGTACTTGGAGCCAATGCAAATTCTTTCTTTATTCGTTCTCTCTCTTTAACACAATTACCTGCAAATTCATCAAGACTTGCTTTACGCTCCACTATTATTTTACTGGAGAAGTCCATATCTCGCATAATTCCTAAATCTGGATTTGCCAATACTAAGAAGCTATAATCTCCATAATCGAGTTTTTTCTTCTTGTATTTAATACCCATTTTATCCCACATATCTAAAATATGTTTGTTTTTGCCATCATGCTCTCTTGTATCATACAAGTACACCATTGAATTTAATATCTTATCAATTTCAGAATCGGTATATTTATATAGCTAAATCATTTTGCATCACCTCTAAAATATGACCAATACAATAACCATGAGTTCCAGCACAAATAGTCGGAGAAACGCCCAATATGGAATATGTACAACCTAATTCTGATTTTGGATTTTTGGACACGTTTCCAAGCTTTATCAACTGATTACTCCGTTTAGTACCATATTGTATATCTGATCGTCTGTTAAATCGTTCCATTTCTGTATTCCTTTGATATCAAGCTGTGAAAAGATGCCCATTAACACAGAACGAATTATTGAATTACCAGCTTGCTTATATAACTGCGTATTTGAGTTCACTGCTTCTGCAGCTTTAAAATTAACATCATTTTCCCCTGCTATATCCATCAGTCTCCAACACTCACACGGAGTTAACTTGCGGATTCTATATCTGTATCCATCATTATCTATCATATTATTCTCCTCTATCCTACATATGCCAGTTGTTTCTGCCGTGACAGTTGGACTCACTTGTCCATTACTTTGTACTCTTCCTCTTCTTGTATTTGATGTTGGATAAGATAAATCCGCCACACCACCAATTTCACAAGAAATCCATCCGGATTTTGTTGCTTGTTTAATTAGTATCTTGTCTTTCATTCTCAATCACCAAATATAAATATGTATATCCGCCCATATTGCCAACTGGTTGTGCATTTAGCGCCATTGCAATCGATTCGCTACTATAGACACGATTACCTTGGCGGAATTGTTTGCCAAAATTAATTTTACCAAATCCGCCAACTAGCATCGGTTTAATTTCTTTCATGTTTAATCTCCAATATATGCGGTTGCCGTCCGCCACCCTGCATCGTCATAATTGCTGGGCATAAGAAACGTGAGTCCCACACATTGCCAGCATAACCAGTACCAAATTGTGAACCATAAAAATTACCAAGCCGAATCATATCTTCTTTTTGATTTTTATTGTCCATTTCTTACCTCTAATATATGGTTATCATGCAACACCGTACTAATCGTTCCGCATAATCCACCTTCGCGGATTTTTGGATGTCGCATGTTCTTCCTTTTATCGTATAGTTTATGGCTTTCATATAGGCTACGTACACGCTTGCCGTATTCATTCCGTTCCCAGGTTAATGCAAAATAATTAATCATGTCTTATCTCTAGCACCCAATTATCCTTGCAAACACTTGTGATAGTGTTTGTGCATTCGGTTAGATTCGGCTCAAGGCGCTGCTCTGTTTCAATACTAGCTGTTCTATCTGCTGGATTATCTGGATTACGCCCCCTACTTGCTACTATTATTTGTTTTAGCATCCTTCTTCTCCAATATTATTGGCATACGGTTACCGCCGCCAGCGGTATTAATTGACGGCGATAGACCAATAGCACCGTAAACCATACCGGAGAAACTTCCGCCAGTAAATCCATATAAGTTGCCAATTCTCAAAACGTTAATCTTTTCTTTCAACTTCAATAACTCCATTGCTTGCAAAATTGGATAAACCTTTATAATCACGGCTAAGAAGAGTTGTTGCTATGTCTGATTTATAGAATGACGGTTTACGTTTCTTATCTGAACTTCCCATGTTCCTTAATATCACTGTTATATGCTTCATGTTTCTCCTTGACTAAAATCTTAGTTTGTAATCCGCCATAACGTTTCTGCATTGAGCATAAACATGGACTAACACCAAAAGAAGAATATACGGTATTTGATTGATGTGCTTTCCCTGTTCCAGTATAATCTAAAAACCCAACATTAATTACTTTCATCTTGGCACTTTCGAATTTTATATATTTCAATGACACCTTCATATCCGTTCGCATTTATAATATTTTGGATAATATTGCGTTCGCCTTGCTTATAAATAGATGATCGTATTGTGCTTGCTACTGTGCTAAATCTTGTTGTCACTGCGTTCAATAACTCCATTTTGTGTCTCATCGGATGTTCCAAATCCTTTATAATCTCTGGCCATAATGGTTCTTGCAATGTCTGTAAATTTTTTAAACTTCCTATAATTAATATATGCTGAGTTAAAGACACTCCTTCAGTTCATCAAGCTTCCCGTTTTCTTTAAGCTGCATGATTAGCTGATCTGCTTTTTCATTATTAATGTAATACTTCTCATCTACGGTTTCGTCCAACATATCTTTCATGACTAAACGCAATTCAACTGGGCGTGGAAACTCATAATCAATATCTTCGAGTGTTGAAATCATAAAAGTACGATTGCGATTTTGGGGGATGCAGTAATCTTTGCCATTTAAGTCTTGCCAATAGTTATGGTATCCTTTTGATTCAAGAAACTCGCACCACTTATTAAAGTTTGAGAGATTCTTTTTCCCATGGACTTGCGCAACATTTTCCATCAATAATACATCTGGAAGATGTTCTACTTCGTTGAGAAGCCTCTCCACTTCCCAAAGAAGACCAGATCTGGTTCCAGCACCTTTATCCATCCCGGCACCACGCCCAGCAACGCTTAGGTCTTGACATGGGAATGAATACGTCCAAATCGTTGTGTATTTTTCTGGTTCGACAACATCTAAGTCAGCACCAGATATGTTTGTAATGTCCATTGGTTCAATATTTGTTCTATGAATTGCGTTATAGCTTTTTACTGGATACTTATCAAACTCAATCACTTTGTATGTTTCAAACACATCATCTGGATTTAATCCATTAGCTATACATAAATCTCTTAATGCCATCGCTTGTGATCCGATTCCGGCGAATAGTTCAACAAGTCTAATTTTTTTCGCAACCATACTTCTTATGCTCCTATTTAATTTATATCATTTTTTACAACATCTGTACAAAAACAAACACCTTCACGTTCCCCAAAAACATTTTTCGCAATATCCTGGTAAAGAGTTGTCTTTAATCCATTTATATCTCCAAGGTCATCATTATAAAACTGCACAACTCTTGGCTGAAATACGATATAGTCAATGTCGTTTGTAAAAACACCACCAACTGTCTGAACATAGGAAAACGCTGGATTCCCATTAAATGCATCATTAAATAATGAAGCTTTCTGAGACTTAAGTGTATTTGCTGGAATAACTTTAACTTTAACGACTACATTTCCAAAATCTTTTTCTGATGGAAGCAGCTGTGACATAGCGTCGGCCTTCTTTTCATTTTCTACATACAACTCAACGACATTTTTCTTTTCATCATACTTAATAGTTACGTCTGGGTCTTCTCCAAAAAGAGCTTCAAGTTCACGATAAAATGTTACCCACGGTGCAGAAAGTTTTACTTTTTTATTCATTATTACATCTCCTCTAGTATTAATATTATATGTTTTATTTATATAATCTGGATTGATACATCCAGTTGTTTTACAGTACCCATATGAGTTTCTATTACTACAGTCAAAAACACACACACCAGTCATATTTATTCTCCTCAATAAATTGTCTGAGTTCCTATTATACAGTGACAAATTCCACTGCCACCGTTGCTTGGGTGGTTTGCACACGCTCTACACGCATTTGGGATATCGCCATACATATTACCACCATAAGGAACCCTTATTATTTCTTCTCGCTCTCCTTCGCTGCTCCAACCACAAGCCATACACCACATACTATGTATTGGTGGTATTGATGCAGTCAATATTGGTATTAAATCGTTACCACATTTTGGGCATGTATATATTATTTGCATTTACTATCCCCCATATCAATTGTATATAAATTGCCATTATCATAGTATGCATGAAAAACCACATCTATATCGCATGTTCTATTCATACAAACAGTTTTTACAATATTTCCACTAAAATCTACTGCATCTATAGAATCTGCACTAACCTCTATTGTAGTTAATTCCGGCTTGGCTAATGTCGTAACTACACCAATAGGCGTATTAAACTTCACGTAATATAATGAGTCTTTGCTCATATCAAATGCAGTGAGATCGAAATAATATGTCCCACAGTACTGACACTTACATACATATGGTTCAATTGGCGCTCCGCAATTTGGACAATTCTTCATTTTGTACCTCTATATAAAATCGGCGGGTGTGCAGTTACAATCACACGCATCCTCTGTGGGTTGCACAGACTTTATTGATTTATCGGATTTTCTCCACTAATTACAGTATTGGTGTATCTACTGGAGAAAAAACGCAGTGTTCACCCCACTGATGTCCCACGTATGAGGCTCATATTGTCTTAGTGGCTTTTAATGCTTGCCTACCGCCGATGTATTAATTATTTAATTTCTTCTCTAATGCTTTGACTAAATCCTGGTCATCAAAATATTTTGCCCTTATTTGAACAACACATCCTCTTACAAGAGATCCACCAATAAGATAGTCAACATGATCAACAATGCTAGGTTGCAAATTTAATACGTTTATATCTGGATGATTCAATCTCAAAAACTCTTTGAAAAACCAATCATCATCGATTCTTGACTCTATTCGCTTTTTATATTCGTCTTGTTTTGTCGCATATGAATAAAACCAATTGCCGCATTCGTTAGCCAGACTGTTCGGAATTCGAATACATGGGAATGACCACCACATATCCGAATAATTTACTAATCCAACTTTATTGGTTGGGAATACAGAAAATCCGCAAACAATACCATCATCATGAAGCTCCGTAATTTCTTTAAACTTTCTGCATATAATAATATCGTCAGTGATATGCCATGTTCCGCCATCAGAATCCATCAATTGAAACGATTTCATATATGATTCAAGATTGCCAATATGATTGTCATCACACTCAACATCAATATCTTGTCCTAATATCCCTTGCGCCAACATTGATGGAATTAGGTGTTCATTTACATACCACATACGATTTGGGCAAGCGTGAATTAAATATTTCGCCATTTAACACTCCAATTTTGGTGGCATCTTCTCACCTTTTGGAAGATCCAACCAAGTTTTAACCCATTCAACACCTTCGTTAAAGTCATACATCTTGAATAATAGTTTTGTTAAAAACTCTGCCAATTCATCTTTTGGCATTGATTGAACCCATTTCTGATTTGTTACTATATCACTCATACATCTTGTTCCAATTCTTCTTCAATTTCATCGTCTTCATTATCTTCGTCATGCAAAAAATAGAATGTGAAAATACCACCAACCGTATTACCTACCACAACTGTCAACCATGGAAGCACATATGTCCAACTTCCAAACACGTAACCGGCATCAGCAATCGAATGTTCAAAACCACATAGAATAAACGCCATCACACACATAACAACAAGAATAGAATGCTTTGAAGACACGGCAATGTGAATTAATACATTACATAAGATACCAGCCACAAATAATGCTATATATCCACGACCAAATTTATATGTAGCAATTGCTGTAATCTTATCAATGTTATCTGGAGCCATTAGTTTATATAGCCACACAGACAGTGCTGCGCCCAGGGTATTAAAAAATAGTACAAAGAAGCAGAACAGATATGTACCATTGTGAATCATGCTTCCAACCCTTCCGGTAAATAATGGAAGTTCAAAATATATAATTGACATGAGTGCTACTGCAAAAAGCAATGCCCCAACATATTTATTGTCACATGACATTAACGCTATATCACCAATACCAATCAACATTCCAGCCAATATTGAATTTGTAATCATTTAATTCTCCTCTTAATAATATCTGTTGTGTTTTAAAATAATAGTTCCTTTTGGGTATTCTCTGTTGTATTTAATAAACCACCGAATAGCTCGAAATAAACGTATTGTTGTAAAATAACATATCGGATCCGATGTCAGCACATTTATATTCTCGTACACCAACACAGACCAATCGTCATGTTCGTGTTTATATTTAATTTTCTTCATAGCTGCATCACCAATGAATGACAAGGTTCAGAATCTATATTGTTTTTAGCCCACTCAATATACCCTGGGTTCATATTCTTAACTTCCAACAATGTCATTCCAGAGTATTTGCCAAACGGTAAGCGCCAAGTATAAATATCTGGTTCGGATTCTTGTTTATGCTTTGTCTCTTCGTGCTTATCAAACAATAGTTCAATGTCTTTGCGACTGGCGAGATAATCTGCAAGATGCAAAATAATCTGATATTTATCTTGCGGCGTTGGCAGTGTAACATCTGGGCTGCGTTTATCTGTATTCCATTGCCCCATATGACTCTCGATAGTATGTCTAATAATCTTTGCTTCTTCGATTGTCATTGTTTTATCTTCGTGATTATTCCACACTTTAGCAACTTCATCTGATGCAAGCAGCGGATGATTAAACTTTGTCCACTTACTTTTGTCAAACTCTTCTTGAGTGCCACTTTTTCTGCTATCATGCATCAAAGCAGCAATGCGAAGCAAATCTCGTTCTCTGGATGTGTATTTATCTTTTATGCAGTCAATAGATAGCATGTGGTTTAGTAGCCTCACAACTGCCAGAGTATGTCTCGCCAACCCACCATCCCCCAAACTATATTGTGGATGATATTTACCAGTGCTAGATGCCGGTACCGAATACCAATATGCTGGGATTGTATCTATACACTCTTTTGCGAACTCTTTTAAATCGTTATTTTCAAATGTATCTAAAATTGGATTAAATAATTCTTTGCTCATATGTACTCTCCTTCAGAGTTGACTATAACACAATACACATAATATGTCAATACCGTATTTAATTATTATCATATTCTTAATATCTCATAATCATCCAACCACCAAACAGTTTCCGTATCACTTTCGATCCACCTGTCATCCTTTTTTATCATTTTAGGTTTTTTATGAGGTCTCTTCATATACACTACATCGCCGTTATTAAACGGATCTTCACGATATGAATTCTTAACGACTTTATCTTTTGGGTTACGATTCTTGTGAGCCTTCATTTCAATGCTTTGCCCAGTTTTAATCGAATACGCTTTAAATTTCGGAGAATATGTTGTATCAAGTCCGGTAATCACAATAATACGTTTATCCATAGTTGGGTCTATATACACAATGTTCCCCAGCAGTTCATACTGGTTTTTAAGCTTCTGTGTTAATGATGTTTTCTTGGGAATCATATTATCAAATAGGTATTTTAATAACTGTCTCTTATTGATATCTGAGAACATGCCAACAACAATCTTTGTAGCATGTTGATTGATAAACTCGTCTGATGAAGGATATTTTTTAATAATCTTCTTCATGCTATAACCATTGGGTATTTTTATCCGCTCACCATTATCGTCCTTTTGATATCTATACTTATGGCAATCTTCAATATCAGCTTCAGAGTGTCCAAGATCAGTTATATACGCAATAGCGTCTATATTCTCCACCCTTGTTTCGGTTTCCCCGTTAGAAAACTTGCGCAGTACTTCTTCAGATATATTTATATCATCAAGCTCATCTTTCTTAATGGTCTTGCGCTTCATAATAGATTTATACATCATAGTAACATATAACAATTTTGACATATCTCCAAAATCAGAGAAGAAATCCAACCTAATCAAGATATCAAGCTGATTGCTATCAAGCGATGTCTTTTCTTTTATATCGAACAACAAATCAACAAAGTTATCATAATGATTTTTCTGGCTTAATTCATATAATTCCTCTGCCATTTTTGCATTACACTCTTTAATTGACTCGATATCCTGATAGATGCATTTTTCTTCTACATCCATAAAATAATCGCCACGAGATTTCCCAAATTTAATTGGCATTATATCAATTCCTTTTGATCTTACATAAGTCTTAATCTCACGCATCTTTGCATCATTCGCTTTATAGATATTTAACGCAGCTGTTAATAACTGAAGCGGATAATAATAACGCAGCCAACCAATATATAATCCTATCATTGAATATGGCACAGAATGATTTTTTGAGAAGAGATATGATGAAGCATCTTCAATAACACGCAAAAAATATTCGATGCTCTTTTCGGCTCGCTCTCTTGTCATGCCATACTTTTCCTGAGCGGTAGCAATATAGCCTGGGATATAGCGTTCATCACGATTACCATGGATATCTTCCATGTATCCACCGTCTTTGATAATCGGTATATACTTCTCAGTTCCCGTTTTCTTAGCAAACCCACGGCGGATTATATCTGCTTGGCCCATTGTGAAACCACAGAAATCGTGCAAGAAGTCAATAATTTGCTCTTGATACACAAGATATCCAAGTGTTGGTGCTAGGAAATCATTTAACGCCTTCTCGCCATTATCTCTATATTCTCCGTTGAATAATGCGTCTCTGTATGATTCACCAGCCGGCCTAATAGCTCCAGAAACCATTGCCATTATATCAAGATACGAAATATGCTCGTTCTTTTCTTTAATCTTCGCAACAGTTTTTTCGCTGAAAGTTTTCCGCAATGACTCACTGGCGAAACCAGACTCAAACTGGAATATCATAGTTGTATCTTCACCGATTGATCTAATGACATTCTCATCTGAAAAATCAACCATATCTGGTGTAAGATTTGGGATTCCTACCAATTCGCATGTTTTATTTATCAATCCAACTGCATTAAGACCAAGAAGATCCATCTTAACATAATTAAGCGAGTCGATTTCATGCATGTCTATTTGGCTTACTGGTCTTGGATCTGAGTCAATTGTTAATGTACCGAAGTCATGCTCAAGATCTGTTGGTGATACAACAATACCGGCTGCATGACGGCCAAGTGATGTGATAGTACCAATTACAATGTCAACATAGAAAAACAGTTCTGGGTATTTCTTGCGAATATCATCTGGTACACACTCTTTACCATTTTCATCCTCATAAACCGTGTTACATATGTTTTGTGCTTCATCTACAGATAATTTAAATGCTCTTGCTACGTCTTTAATTGCACCTCGGAGTTTGATTGTATTGAATGTCACAATGTTGCAGCAATGTACATCTGAACGATTAAAGAAATATTCTCTAACTTTATATCTATCATCTGCATATATATCTGTATCAACATCTGCAAGACTCTGACGCTCTGGGTTCATAAATCTAGAAAAATTAAGATCGTATTTGATTGAATCAACATCTGTACTATGTATTAAGTATGCAATCAAACTGCCAGATACCGATCCCCTTGATGGGCCATAATACATTCCTTGTTCTCTCATCCAATTCTTATAATCAGAGTCAAGCAACATAAAGTCTATCGCATCGTTTTTCTTATATGTCTCAAATTCCTCTTTAATTCTAGGAAGATATTCTGCTTTATAATTTGGCAGTTTATTAACACCGTGTTCAACTACTCCATTATTAATTCTTTTCTTAAACTCTAATTCGGAATTTTCAAAGCGAGGATATTTATTTGAGTAATCGAGACTATAATCTTCGATTAAATCTGCTATAACGTTTGTTTCTTCTATTGCGTCAAGATAAACATCTTTTGGCACTGCGTTCTGTCTCAAAAAAGCATCACAAATCCCACTAAAATCATACCATCCAAGATAACATTGATCCTCATCATGGAACACAATGTTTTTTGCTTCTTGCATAACTTTGCGTCCCATGAGATGATCTTCTGATACAGCGTGAGTATCACTTGTTGCGACCAACTTAATACCATACTCCTTGGATATTTTATACAGATACTGATTATACTGAATTTGCATATCAAACATATGTGGCTGGATTTCTAGCCAGCATCTGTGTTTGTTATTAATTATAAATGTGAGAAATTTTTCCTTGGCTTCAGAAGTCCCACGGCAAAGAATTCCAGCACAACAAGCCGTAAGGATTAATACATTGTCCGATGTTTTTAATACATCGTCTAACTCAATTCTAGGTGTGTAATAGTAATGTCCGTCCTCTCTGTTGTTAGCAATACTTGAAAGATAATTGATTTCTCTGGCGCCATCTTTGTTCTTTGCAAGCAAAATGCAATGGTAGTTATCACGGACAAGATTGTCTTTGTCTATTTTTTCGGTGACATAGAACTCTTGCCCATGAATGTACTTAATACCATTCTTCTCACAAAGCTGTTTTTTGGCAACGTTATGAATTACAGAACCATGTTCGGTAAAAGCAATAGCTTTCATATCGCACTCTTTGGCCTTAATGATATAATCTTGAAATGGAGTAACCGAATCAATCGTTAATCCACTTTTGGGGTTTGAATCCATACTATGAAGATGTAGAATGGTATAATTGTTTGTCATTTATACTACCTTTAATTTTACTTATTAAGCTTATATGTTAAATATTCTTGTTTAAGCGGAACTTTTGGATACTTTATCATTCTAAAGTTGTATAATCCATCAATCTGGTCAATTGCATTTTCAATGGATTTAATTGTTTTAAAAGTCTTATATTTTTTACTGAATCTGCGGAACAATTCATCGTTGTTTATGTTTTTATTATTATAGCAGAATGCGAGAGCTACATATAAATAATCATGTCTACCTTTAATTGCTTGAACCATATCTGAAAACTGTAGTTCATAATCTAAAATTCCAGTTGCTTTTTTCATCTGCTCTTCTGTACATTTCAAACTACCATCACTAAGGCATGGCGTAGAAACAGAGCCACTGCCAGTAACTGCATTGTACACTGCGATTAAACCAAGATCATTTTCATATTCATCTAAAAGATTATTGAAGTTGTAATAATCAACTGATTTCTTAGCCAAAAGTCTAATACTATCCATACTGGTTGTGCTTGATGATACAATATCTTTTTTATTCACAACATTAACAGAATTAATTGGGGCGTAATTATCTTTGCCATTTTGTATGGATTGCTTATATTTCCTTCTTAATTCTCTAATTTCTTTAACAGTTTCGTCAAATACATCCCAATCAACGCATGTAAATCTATAATAGTCATCTTTTGATGTTAAAGTATACTCGCCCTTTCCGTCTTCTTGGAGCCATTCTGTTTCATTATCATACTTAAATGGTTCATACCAAGTTTCTCTTGTTATTTTTGCAACTTTGTTTGAGTCTTTATTTTTCTTATCATTTTTAAATGTTTCAGTATCATCAGCAATCGTTGTATAGCACCATCCTTTTTTTTCATTAATAAACATGGTTTTTGCAGTCTGTATACGAGGTTTGCCAGGTTTACCGGGCTTCCTATCTACTATTTTGACTCCATAATATACTTCGTTTTCTAACTGATTTGTTAAATATCCCATTTTATTCCTTTCTTCGTTTGTCATAATAAACCCATCTGGTCTTGAAGGCCCACCATATGCAACATTGTAATATTCTCTACTATTAACAGCATCAAAGGCTTTAATCATTTCTATCTCTTTTTCCCAAGCTTCTTCCTCTGTGTCGCATATACATAATATCTCTTTGCTAAAGTAATACTCCCCATATCTATCAATAGCGAGTTTTATAAACGTACCACTACCTAAATACATGTCATCTTCAATAGCACAATAGCACGTTCTTTTGCCAATATACTTCATATTGTTGATTTCATTTATAGTACGATATACATAATGATTTACCATTCGCTACAATCTAATCACCCCTATTAATTACAGTTTATACTCACAAAAGTTTCTATGATCACACAAGTTGTGGCAAAAATAATAATCTGGATATGAAGATGAAGAACCGTGTAGTTATTCATTCCCTCTCCTTACAAAACGATAAAACAACATGATCTAAATCAAAAATGCGACGAACAGCATTGCTTGTTATCACATCGCAATAATGTCTATCATTTTCAAAATCAGGTTCATGATACCGTATTTCTTTATAATAAACCCCATCTATTGTCCATCCAGGTATAATTATTTTCCCATTTAATGCCATGTCTTTTACCGCCACATCCATACTATTTATCCAATCTTTATATCTATTATGGTTTATATTCACAAAAATCCCTATGATCACAAAGATTATGACAGAAGTAATAATCTGGATTT